GCGCATGGATACTTACCTGATTAAATACATCAAGCTGACCCGTAAGTGTTCCACCAGTCAGCGGCAGATACGGCCCACCCAACGGCTGATGATTATCTACATAAGATTTAGTAGCAGCAGCATTTGATGCAGTTGGATTGGCTGGCAATAACAAATCACTGCCATTAAATGAATAGGCTGCGCCTTGTGCTACAACATTAAGTGTGCCACTAGTAACTGAGAAACCATAACCAGTATCCCACAAAGTTATATGTGCTGATGTATCAGTCGGTCCAGTCGGAGCGAGAACATTTCCAAAATGCAAACCACCCCTAAGTGTGCCACCAGTCAATGGTAAAAAGTTACCAGCACCTCCAACTTTAACTATTGATGTAGCATTACCTGCTGAATTGCCTTTGCCATACCAAAGTGTATCATCAACTTCATTATATGCTAGTTCATTAGCAAACAATGCTCCTGGCGCGCCAGCGCCACCAGAGACTCTACGTTTGATTCGTATCGTATCTGCCATTAGAACGTGCCACCATCCAATGTTACATTATCAATTGTTCCACCGGTGATAGCCACAGCATTAGCATTTTGTGATGCCATCGTTCCTAAACCTGAGATGCCACCGATTGGTATTTGAGAGACAGCAGTAAATGGTCCGGTTCCATTACCCACTAAGTATCCTGTCAAAGATGTGGCTCCAGAACCACCATGGTTAACAGCTATTGTTGTTGCGTTCCAAGTGCCTGTAATAACGCTACCCAATATAACAATAGATGCTTGACCAACATAGGTATTATCAATATCAACTGAAGGGCCAACAATAATTCGTCCAGAGGTGCCAACAACATTTAATGTATTGCCGACTTTTTGTAAACCATTGCCTGCTGTTATCTGACCAGCAGAAGAAAACTGAACCCAAGTAATTGGAGTGGTGCCTATTGATCCGCCAGGATCAGCAGTGCAAAGCCAACCAGTATCGGCATTTACTGTTCCTTGTTCGATGAAAGTAAATGCTGCCGGAACCTCTTGCCAGACATCCATATCTGTTGCGCGCGTCCAAGCGCCAGCAGCAACAACATAAATGCCATTAGTTGCAGGAGTAGATTGGTCTTTCACCAATACTCTATTACCAGCAACAACTGCAATACCATCAATCGTTTGAGCGCCAGATAGAGTAATATTGACTCCAGCAGTAGCTGCAATACATGGATTTTTGCCAACTAGTCCTTGCGAAACAGTATCAACATAATTCCTAGTCGCAACATCTTGAGGATTAACTGGATCTAGAACATTTGTGATTTTGTGATTATTGAAAGTAACGTCAACAGCAGGAGCAGCAAATTGATCTAGTCTTACTGCCAATACTTGCGCGGCAGTTTGATAACCAGCAGGATTAGTTGTTGGATACCGACTAGTATCAGAAGGATGGACGTGATCGCCACGAGACCATAATGCTGAAGAGCCAGAAGCGGCGGTGCCATCCATAACAGGAGCAGCATTGGAGCCTTGTCCACTACCGCCAATAGGCACAACTACAGTAGCAGAACCTCCTGTGCCACCCGTTCCTTCACCATAATAAAGTGTATGGTCTACTTCATTATAAGCAAGCTCAGCATTTGCTAAAGTTGCTGGTGCTCCTGGCGCGCCAGAAGTGCGCCGCTTGATTCTAATAACATCAGCCATTAGAAGTTGCCTCCATCAACTATTTGGTGGTCAACATAATCTTTAGTTGCTGCTTCAAATGGCAATTGTGGTGTTCCTGCTAGCAATAATGAACCATTCATAGAGCCACCAGCTAAAGGCAAGTAAGGATAATTGGCTGTTCTGACATCTTGTAGATCTGATATTTCTGATTTGGCGTGATTGAAGTTATCACGAACACTTTGCGTCGTTGGCGTTCCATATACCGGAAAGGCCGGATTGATTTGTGAAGTCATGCTGCTTCCTTATAGACAAAATATACTTCAGCATCCCAAGGTTCTGATTCGCCTCTATCCCAGATCGAAAAACCTTGATCCCATACAGAACCTTTACCAGTCATCGGTGGTTGATTTGATTCGGCACGTCTTGCTAAAATGCCAATATTGAAACCTTCATATCCCATATTTTGATTAATGAAACCAAATGTATGATCATGGCTGTAATAATAGATCCAAAGCTTAACGCCAGCAGCTTTGGGTATCATGTAGTTTAGTAATTGACTACGCGGATCATATGACATAATGAAGTCATTAATGAATACGCGCGCGTTAGCATTTCCCCAATCAACAACGCGTGTATAAGTAACCTTCAATGCACTATTAAAAGCATGCATTAATTCTTCTGTTGTGCCATGTCCATTATTCAAAGCAATCTTCAAATACAATAATGTGCGATAATCAGTATCACCTAGAATGGATGATGTTGTCCAAGGCTCGCGTTTCCGTCGCAATCTAGCAACACCAAAACCACGACCAGATATTTGACTCTTGAAACCAAAGAACAAAACATATATGGAATTTTGAATAATTCTAGCTTGGCCAACAATAGAACCTATGCCATCAAGCTGCTGTCCAACAGCAGTTTCTAACCATCGATCATTAAGTAGATCACTTAATGCTTGATCAAGAATATTAATTGGTGGATAGAACGCACGAACAAATGCTTCAGTATTAGCCTTGCCAATATGTTGGGCAAGCCAATGTCCCCAAGCTATTTCGGCATGATCGTGAGGGAAGCCGAATGTATCACTCATGGTATTGGGTTCGGTTCAATAGAAACAGCAACATGCGTAATATCAAATTGAGAAAGCTCACGAGCATCAATAGCTATATTGTTATCCGAATAATCTCCTGCTGCTGGAACAGTAGTTGGATCTGTTTCGCTCGCAACAGTAATGACCATTTTGCCAATACCAGTAACACCCGCATAAATTGGACCGAACAAACGTTGAACAATTACATCTTTACCAATACCAAATGAGTTTCCAGTATCTGTAACTATTTGTTTGATCTGTGTTGTGCCAGCATCGCTGAAAGCTTCTTCATTGTATAAGAACACATCAACATTCACCCATATATAAATTGGTGTTGGTCGATTGAAATAAATGTCATGGGGAAAGTTAGAACTATCTGTAACCACTACATGAACATCTCCAAACGTATCAATACCAGCAGCTTTGGTAAGAAATATTTGAGTAGCAATTACTTGTGGATCGCCGCCATATGCTATTACTTCAATACAATGTGGTATTCTACCATCGCTATCAACCACATCATCTTCATTTTCATAAACTTCTAATGACAACAATCCAGGAACATTTTGCTGAATATTAGCCTTAATACTTTCCAATGTAGCTGCGCCCAATCGGAATACACCGAGATTATAACGCAGTCTAAGCTCATCATCTGTTTCTTGGTCACGACCAGTAGAACCAGGCACAATATTGTTAACGTCAGACCAACCAGTAAGAGTTGATACGATTTGATTAATTGAGTTAACGGTAACATCTGCTGGCCCGAATGTTTCGGCCGTGAAGCGCCCAATTGATCCTATTGTTGTCAAACTAATCTTAGTTGATATTTGTAGCTCAAACGGAATGGCTTCAATGCTATAGATACGAATGTTGACAGCATCTATTTCCAAAGTAAATCCAGAAGGCAACAACAAATTATACAGAGCGGCCGCAATATCAACCGCAGCATCTCCGGCTTGAGCAACATACATATACAAGGTATTATTGAGTCTTGCCCAATACTCCTGGCCCTCAATAGCATTCATAACTGTTATAGTAGCATCAATAGCAGATTGGCGCGAGATTAATGAGTCAAGATCAAGCAAGAAATTGTCTTGGGTATTTTGGTTACGAACGATAGAACCTTCAGGAACGGTGGTGCCTTCAGCACCATATATTACACACCATACATTAGATTGTTCAGCGAACAATCGTCTTACACCAGCGAACGATACAGAATGATCCAGATTAACGCCAGTAGCACTAATAGGATACATTGCATGATAAACTGCTTCTGCCAACTCCCATATTGTAGCTTCTCGTTCTGCAAAAGTATCAATGAACTGACCAGTAATAGAATCAGGTCGTGTTTCAAAGATTAGTCCAGTTGCTGACTGAAGAGAATTAATGATCTGTTGCCGTATTTCAGGCAAACGCATTCGCGTAAAGCCTGTTGGTAGAACGCCATATGCTGATGGATCTAGTAGATCAGACACGAGGCATTATCTCCAAATTGATTGATTGAGTTATCGGCCCCAGATCAGTCTCGCAGGTAAATTGAACACCCAGCACGCGAGCCTTACGATCCCAGTTAACGACAAGACTATCAATAGCCAAAACATTAGGAATATCCATAATGTGAAACCTAAGAATAGTCTCAACCACCGCCATACGTGGATTTTTGACAAGAATGTCTTCAAGATATGGGACACCGTAAGTATTATCGAGAAACCATTCTCCCAAGAAAGATAACAAGTTGATTTTGATTTGTTGAGCAACTTTGTCTGCTCCCTCGATTGGCCAAATGGCATACTTGGTGACTTGTGGGGGAGCAGGAGCGACAACAGGGATTGGTGTCGCAATTTGCCAAACGAGATCATGAGTAATTCTCGACAATGCTAAATCTGGATTTGGCATTAATATGTCCACCAACCAAATCGTGGGCTGAGCAATCCAAATATTATTATTATCAAAACGACCAGCAATATAATTCCAATTGGATTGTTATATGCTACATATCCTGTTCGATAGCCATAGCCTCCACCGAATAGGATAACAAGTAACAATATTATGAGTATGAGGGTCATATTGGTGTTCCTGAAGTTGCTATACCGGATTGTACATTCGTATGACGATGCGTTTCTAGAGTGAAGTTTCTTGATGGGGTATTGATTTGAATAGTTTGAGCATTAAGAGTCATGTGTCCAGAAGCATCTATCGTTATGTTAGCTTTATCATTGCCTATGATTACTTGTCCATCATGTGTTAGTTGAAGAAAAGTTTTGTCAAATTTAAGAACCACATCTGTAGGATGAGCGCTGACCCCACTAGGACTAAGACCAGGATGGGCCACACAATCAGAAAGATCGTGTTGCCTAGGATCATCTGGTGCTTGATTATTGCCATCTAACCATCCTTCCAAAGAGCGTTGTTGAAATGAAAGCATTACACCATCTCCTGGCTGAAGCGGCATAGTAAATGAACCTTTGCCTCCACCAGAAGCATGCCAAGCAATAGGCACCTCTACAATCTTAGGTGGATCCAAAATATCATCGCTAGACAGCGACTTAGGGAGAGAGGGCGCTACTATAGCCCGATTACGCGCCGCATCGTAACTGATTATTTTACCAGGAAGCGAAGTATTTACATCACTGAGTGATGATTCAATGAGTAATTGTAAAGCTTCAACAATATCATTAATCATTCACAATACTCCACTCGGTATCGGAACACGACCAGCATCAACAGTAGATGTAGTTGATTTGTGCGTTGTTTGACCTCTTGGTGCTGTTCCACCTTTGCTGGTAGTCTTATGAATTGGCTTAGCAGGATCAATAATTTTTAATTCGGATTGCCAATCACCATCGTGAGTATCACCACGATGAGTAAGATAATC